TTAAATGACATTTATGGAAGGACTTTTATTAGGTATTATCGCTACTTTTTTGCTGGGTAAGTATTGGAAAGAAGTAAAAGAGTCCTCATGCGAGTTAATTAAAAAGATTACGGGTGGCACAAGGCCAGATTAAATATAAATTGTTAAGGGGGATGAAATGGACAATATTCCTTGGTTAATTGCTAGTTATCTCGTTATTGGAGTCTTTGCAATAGCGATTTCTGAGTTGCTCTTGGCATTGGCTAAATAGGGAGCTATACTAATAAAACGTGTAAGGGAGTCCGTACCCCATTCGCTATGTTTTTTAGCGTGTAAACTGTCGTCCGCTCGACAATGCAATAAGAACCGCTCTGTTAAGAGCATTTTTTACTCATTGTGGAGGGACAATCATGTCTCTGAATCGATTTCAAGATACTCAATATGTATTGGATGAAGTGTTAATCCGTTACATCAATTATTTAAATTTCGCAAAAGTTGCCAACCGTAATTTTGAAGGCGACTATAAAAACCTGAAATACGCAACTGGCCAAACCATTAACTATCGCCTCGAAGAAAGGTTTTTAGGCGGCAATGGTGCGACCGCAACCGCAGAAGGGTTAGTGCAAGTCATCCGTCCGTTAACGATCAATCAGCAGTTCAATAGCGCGGTTGAATTTACCGGCATGGAATTAACGTTTAATCGTGCGCGTGATCAACCTTACCTGGACATGATGCTAAACCCACGGGCGAAGCGCTTAGCCAATAAAGCCGAATTATTCATTGCTAATACTATCCAGCCTTCCATTTGGCAATTCACCGGAACACCGGGGCAACCCATTAGTTTTGGCACCATCGCCCAGACCAATGCGTACATGATCCAGCTTGGGATACCCGATGATGGCAATCGCTATTTTGCAATTCCACCGCTCATTGAAGCAACACTGGCAACCAACCTTTCCACCATCTTTAACGGCACTGTTAACCGTGGCGCTCTGATGGATGGCTTTGTGGGTCACTTGGCTTCCTTTGACTTTTTCACTACGAACTTTTTGACGTATCAAACAGCGGGTGTTGGCGCGAGCGGTGCATCACCTCCAACCGGCTTTACCGGTGCTGGCACGATCAGCAATGGCCCCGTTTCGGGTGGCAATACGCTGCAAATTACGGGTGTGACTGCTGCTGCTGGTACGGTGTTATTCAATGTCGGTGATAAACTCTATATTGACCCTTCTGCCGGTAGCTTTATGATTAACCCTGAAAACTACCTGCCTATTGTCAATCAGGGCGCGCAGTTCGTGGTAACAGCGCAAGTGTTATCATTGGGTTCAGGTACACCGGTTAACATTCCGGTGAATCCGACCATCGTGGTGGGTGGCGCACGGGCTAATATTTCTGCTGCTATTCCAAATGGCGCACAAGTGTGGCTGGCGTTATCACACAATGAATCCCTTGCATTCCACAATCAGGCAATCGTCTTTGCGGCACCAGCCATTAAAGAATTAAAAGGTGGTGTGGAAGTCGCAACGTCCTACAGTGATTTATATAAATTAGCGATCACTTATACCTTGGGCGCCGATGTCAGAAATTACGAACAATTCGAACGTTTAGACGTATTGGGCGGTTGCTCACCGAATCCAGAGTTCGGCGTAATCGTGATGTCGTAGTATGATGTGAGGCGGTTACAGTTTGTAACCGTCTCATTCACTTCTTAAGGAAGCATAACTATGATGCAAGGCGATACCGTAAAATACCAAACAGGAAAAGAACCCATTGCTGGCTCACAGGTGTTATACCTGGGGCGTTTTGTTGATAAAGATACTTTTACAGCGTTTGTTTATAATATTGCAGGTGAGAAAACACTTGCTAAAAATTACAATGAGTACACGGCATTAGTTTCCTCTGGCGCGTGGTATTCCACACCCGATGATGCTGCAAAAGGTATTCATACAGTCGATGTCTCGGTGCTGGATGCCGAAGAAGAAAAAACTCAAGCCGCATTAACCAAAATAAAGGCCATCAAATCCAAGGCCAAAAACGCTAAAAACGGAGGAACTTGATGCCAGCGCAATCGGTCAAGGCATTCGTACACGATGCGTACCGGCTGATTACATCAGGCAGCCCGACAGTGCCATTGCATGGCGATGATACGGAAAAAGCCGTGCAGTACATGAATGAGCTTATCTCTTACTATTCAGCAACAGGTTTGTTAAATACGATTGCCCAATTAGTAGAAACACCGCTTGTTCAGGATCAGGCATTTATTTCCTTTGCCGCGCCGGGGTTTATTATTCCGGCCTCAGACCCTCACCCTGAGATTGCAGGGTTGCCAGCCACAGTACAAATAGGCCGATTGTCTAATATGGAAAACGCATGGTTAAGTTTAATGGGCGTTGACTATCCATTATTTGAAGAAGATCGAAATGTCTTTTTTGGATCATATAAGTATTATCCTCTTAAGGGTTTACCGCGTTATGTCATTATTACCAATCAAACCAATTACACAACGATGCAGTTATATCCCAAACCTTCGCAATCATATGATTTGCATATCTATGGCAAATTTGAAGGTGTTGGCGTATTGGAATCAGGCGATATGTCAGGTTTTCCAAACTATTACATTCGCTATTTGCGCTTTGCCTTAGCAAAGGATTTATCATTATATAAATCGCGTAGTGAGGCATGGACGGATAAATTGGAAGCCGCTTATATCGAAGCCAAAGACTTAATGGAAGCGCAAACGCCAATTAATCTCACTATTACCACGCAAGATGATTCGATGCTTTGGGGGGTATATCGTGCCCGTGCTGGGGTGTAGCGTATGCCTATTGCGCCCTTACCTATTGTCGGATTTTACAATAAGCAGCGCTTTACGCAATTTGGTAGTGATGATGCCGCGAACTGGTATATGGTGGGCAGTGAAACCGGCAAGAAGAAAGTCGCTATGTATCCATCGTTTGGCCGTGAGCACATTGTCTTTGCCAACCAAAACCAATTAATCTTTCCGGCAGAACCGCGTCTTGTTAAAAAATCCATTAACTATTGGTATGCCGTATCGACCAATAAAATATTTCGGATTGATTCTAATTTTAATGAGATTGAAATAACAGGTGGGCTATTTAACAGTATCAATACGCCGGTATGGTTTACGTATATTGTGACGGGGTCAAGTGGTACGACTATAGCGCCAGCACCAACCTATGTTGTCTTTACCGATTCTCAGCATATCTATGTTTATAATGAAACAACTAATGCCTTTGTTGTGGTGACTGATCCTAACGCTCCCCCACAGCCGACATTTATTGCAACATTTGGCAATCGTATTATTGTATCGACTTTGAATAGTTCCGAAGCGGGGTTAAGTCAGATCAATTTAGGCGGTTTGGCATTTGATCCAACTACTGTTTTTACGGTCGCGGGGTTGGCTTTGTTTTTACAAGTCGGTGGCATTATTCGGCAAATGGGTACACTGGACGATACCCTTCATATCTTTACCGATTTTGGTACGAGTCTGTGGAATAATATCCCCTCGCAATTACCCACCGTAGGCGGTGGATTTACCAGTTTTCCATGGAAAAATAATGCTTCGTATAACTGGAACATTGGCATTGCTGATCCAAACACATTAAGTATTACATCCGGTGTTATGGCGTGGTTGGCTAAAAATGCAGAGGGCTTGATACAACCCACTATTGTGATGGCTGGCCAGCGCCCCCAATCCATCTCTACCGAAGCCATTGACGTATTGCTACAGCGAATTATCAATGCCATGGAAGCCAATCCGCTGATTGCTGTGGGCTTTGACAGTACAGGATTTCTCTTTCTCTATGAAAATACCTTATTTTATCGGTTTACCATTGGTCAGTATCTGGATACGCAATTATTGGATTTCAAGACGACGGCGACCGCCTTGGATTATAATTTTGATACCAAAAGCTGGAACCGCGTGATTGAAGTCAATGGTGAGCGTAATCGTATTCAAAGGCATGTCTATTTTGGTAACCGTCACTTGGTGACGGTGCAAGGTGATAATACGGTCTATGAGATGTCAGGGGCTTTCTATACCAATGATATTACCAATCCATCCTCCACAACGCCACAAGCAGCAAATGCCTACCTTCGGCTTCCTATGCGCTATGAGAGGGTCACTCCGATCATCTATGAAGAAGAAGATTATATGGAGAATATTACTAAATACATTGAGATTGATATGGTATTTGGTGAAACGCCGTATGTGAGATTCAATGGCGCGTATGGGAATACGACCTTCATTATTGCGGAAAGACCAAGTCCCATTGATGGTACGCAGCAGTTTTTGATAACCGAAAGTAGTACACCAGGATCAGAAGATTATATCATTGCAGAACAAGGCAATTTTCAGCAATTGGCCGATTTGACTTACTTTAATGAATTTGTGCCATCCATTGAGATTTTCTTCTCCGATGATGCGGGTATTTCCTATCAGAGCGCGGATGTGCGAGAATTTAGTTCATTAGGCCAGTATCGCTGGCGAATGCGCTGGTATGAATTGGGTACAGCCTATTTTAGATGCTATAAATTGGTCTGTGTGTCGCCGGTTCCCATTGTCATTTCAGG